GCGGATGAAACCCCGGCAGTAGATGAACAGCCGACTGGCAGAACCCGCAGAGTAAGAAAAACACGCTAAGAAAGTGAGGTAAAAGAACATGAACAATCCTTTTGGTTTACCTGATGAACTGTTTGGTGCAATCCTTGCATCAGCAATCACAGAAGGAATGAACACGGCAAGCAGCCGTTCAATGAAGAACCCGCACCCGGTAGCACCTAAACAGGATGTACCGCCGGAAGATGGTGCAACTGCTGCAAAGAAAATCTATGATTCCTATGTAAAAGCCGGGTTCAATGAGGTTCAGGCGTTTGAGTTGTTAAAGTTAGTATTAAGCAAATAAGAAAGGTTAAAAAGGTGAAAAATTATGGCTATTGATTTCAGTGCATTTGATGAAAAGGTTGATTTACAGGAATTACAGAATGAGGTGCAGAACGCACCTGATAATGATTTTGCTGATGTGCCGGATGGTACATATATCATTAGTATTGAGAAGATGGAAATTAAGTTGACCAAGGCACAGGATAAGTTGATGTTTGCAGTTCAGGCAAAGATCAAGGAAGGTGAACAGGCAAACCGCATGATCTTCTTCAACCGTGTTATTTCCGGCAACAGTTCCGCAAAGTGGACGGACGGACAGGCAATCAAGTCTGTATGCACTTGGGTGAACAAGCTGATTGCAGAAGATGACACACCTGTTGAGTTCGTAAACTATGCAGATTTTGCAGATCAGATTCTTGATGTATTCCAGTCTATTCAGGGTGCGATTGAAGTTGAGGTTGATTATAAGGCAGATGCTTTCAACTCTATCACAATCAAGGAAGTTTTTGATTGCTAAAAAATTTTACTTGTAAAGTTAAGAAGTCTTAACTTAAAATGTTATCAGGCGGTGGTGGGGTCACACCTTCCACCGCTATTTTCAGAAAGGGTGAATGTAGTGATATTTTATGACTTTGAGGTTTTCAAGGAAGATTGGCTTGCTGTTTTCATTGATGTGACCAAGAAAAAAGAATATGTGATAATCAATAACCCTGATGAATTAAAAGCCTTATATGAAGCTAATAGCAAGGATATATGGGTAGGTTATAACAACCGCCACTATGACCAGTACATTATGAAAGGTATTCTGTTGGGAATGAATCCCAAAAGAATCAATGACTGGATAATTGTTGAAAAAAAGGAAGGGTGGCAATTTTCATCAGCGTTCAACAAAGTTCCAATGATTAACTATGATGTTATGCCGAACCCCCCGGTTGGTTTGAAAACACTGGAAGGTTTTCTTGGCAGCAATATCAAGGAAACGGATGTTGATTTTAGAATAAACAGGAAATTAACCAAGGAAGAAATTGAAATGACGGTTTTCTACTGTCGGCATGATGTGGAAGAAACCATCAAAGTATTCCTTGAAAAAATAGATGAATTTAATGCAATGCACGGTATCATTCAGGCTTTCCCGGACATTGTGAACCTGTCTGATATAGGGGACAGTGAAGCAAGAATCACCGCAAAGGTGCTTGGGTGTTCTCGCAGATCATTTGAAGATGAATTTGATTTCTACTTTTTACCATGCTTGCAACTGAAAAAATATAAATATGTTCAGGACTGGTTTGAACAGAAAAGACAGGAAGCCTTGTCAATGGACTTGGTACACATGGATAAATACTCAAAACGTACATGGTACAAAGAACAGGGACTTGAAACCGTGGTTGCGGGTATTCCTCATTCATTTGGTTTTGGCGGTGTTCATGGGGCAACAGCCACACCAATTCATAAGACCGGGCAACTGCTGCACGTTGATGTAAACAATTACTACCCGTCAATGCTGATTGCTTGGGGACTGGTTACAAGGGCAGCAACAAATGACAATTACCCGCTTGTGTATAACACCCGTAAGGCAATGAAGGAAAAACAGATTGCTGCAAAAAATGCCGGAAACAAGAAAGAGGTCAAGCGGTGGAAGAAAGCACAGTTGCCATATAAGAAAATGCTGAACGCCTTGTCAGGTGCAATGAAGGATGAAACCAATGCAGCGTATGACCCAAGGAACAACAACTGCATGTGCATCAATGGTCAGTTGATGTTGCTTGACCTGATTGAACACCTTGAAGTTGTACCGGGATTTGAACTGATTCAGTCCAACACGGACGGTCTTATTATTTGGATTCCTGACACAGATGAAGCCTTTGAAATGGTTGATGATATTTGTTGGGAATGGGAACAGCGTTGTTCCACAGATCAGTGTTCAATTCTTCTTGAACTGGATAACATCAGTGAAATTTATCAGAAGGATGTGAACAATTACCTTTGGGTTGGTATTGACGGTGGGGTTGAAAGAATCGGTGCTTATGTGAAGGAACTTTCAGCGGTTGACAACGATCTGCCAATTCTGAATAAAGCACTGGTTGACTACATGGTCAAGAAAACCCCGGTTGAACAGACCATCAATCAGTGTGATGACCTGATTATGTTTCAGAAGATTGTCAAATTATCAGACAAGTATGATTGGGTAGAACATGAACATTGCACCCCGCTTGTCAGTCATATAGGTAAGAGAACAATCAAGACGGTATATGAATACCCTGACAAGGACAAATACACATATAAGTCATACAGGGTGTTTGCATCTAACGATCAGAAGGACGGAAGATTGCTGAAACGTAAACAGGTGAAAGCAAAGGGTGAAAAATTTGGTAATACACCTGACCACTGTTTCATTTTCAATGATTCAGTTGTTGGGGTAAAAACACCGCCTGAACTTGATAGGCAGTGGTACATAGATTTAGCAAAGAAACGCTTGAAACAATTTGGTGTTGTAGCGTAACACCGGGAAGGAAGGTTTTCATGGATTTAGAAATTAGATATGAAAATGGTTCAATGACAGTTCATCTTGAAGAATTTCTTTCAGAACGCAGAATTGCCAAGGTCAGGAAACTGCTGAAAGTTATCAGAAGCAGTTTCACACCTGAATGTGAACAGCAGATGAAAGAATTTATTCAGGAACAGACTGAACAGTTTGAACAAGTTCAGAAGGAACACAGTATTTACATTGAAGGGTACACGCAAAAGGTCAAGTATGCAGAACAGCAGATCAGGCAGACAAAGCACCGTATTTCACAGATTCAGACGGGTGTTAAAAACTCGCAGCTTCTCCGGGATTCACACAGGAAGAACACAAAAGTTTGGAAGGATCGCAATGCTGATGTAAAAAAGTACAGGGAACGCCTAAAAGAACCAAGGACAACTTTGAAGGAACAGAATGAAGAACTTAGGAACTTGAAATCACGGTTATGGAAAAGGCAAAAGGCTTTTGACTGCAATGTCAGAAACAAGGAATTTTATAAAAAAGTGATGCAAGAAATCACTTAAAGGATGGTGATAAAAAATGCCACTATACAAAGGTTATGTTGAAACCAAAGGCAAGGCAAGCATTGAAAAATTGAAAAACAGAACCACATGGAAAACCTATGATGAAGTGAAGAACCTGAACGGGTTCGGCGGGGTTTTGGCTGATGACACTATCCTTATCGACATTGATGATTCTGACCAATCTGAAATTCTGATGAACATTGTGGAAGAACTGCAACTTGACTGTAAAGTCCTTTGTACCAGTAGGGGAAAACATTTTCTTTTCAAGAATCATACCATTGCAAGGAACAGGACACACGTTCAGTTGGCGGTTGGTCTTACTGCTGATATAAAAGTCGGCAGTAAGTTATCCTATGAGGTTCTGAAGAGGCTGCTCATCCTAAGGGATGGCATTTGCTTTGTGTGGAAGGGTATCCCCTTGGGTTTGGAAAACTTGTGAATGGGACATTGAAGAAGGTGGAAAGTATCAGGAAGTTCCTAAGTGGTTGTTCCCGGTCAAGGCAACCGCAGACTTTGTTGATATGGATGCCGGGGACGGAAGGAATCAGGCACTTTTCAATTACATCCTGACCCTTACTGCAAATGATTTCACTGTTGAAGAAACCCGTGAGTGCATCCGCATCCTGAATAAGTTTGTTCTGAAACAACCGCTGTCAGATGATGAACTGGAAGTGATCTTGCGTGATGATGCTTTTCAGAAACCTGTTTTTTTCCTTGGCAGCACATTCCTGTTTGACAAGTTTGCAGTATTTATGAAGAACACGGCACACGTTATCAAAATCAACGGGCAGTTGCACATATACAAAGACGGTGTGTATTCCAATGGGTACAAGGAAATTGAATCAAACATGATTCAGCACATTCCCAACCTGAAAAAGATGCAACGCCGGGAAGTCCTTGATTACATGGAACTGATTGTTGATGAAAAGGAACAGTCAGATGCAAATTTGATTGCTTTCAACAATGGTGTATATGACCTTGTGACTGGGGAACTGAAACCATTCAGCACTGACATTGTTATTACCAATAAGATTCCTTGGGACTACAAGCCGGATGCTTATTCTGAACTGGCAGACAGTACACTGAACAAGTTAGCGTGTGGTGATGCAGCGATCAGGGCATTGTTGGAAGAATGTATTGGTTACTGCTTTTACAGAAGAAATGAGTTAGGCAAGGCGTTCATCCTGACAGGTGACAAGTCCAACGGTAAAAGTACATTTTTGGATTGTGTCAAAGCAATCCTTGGTGATCGGAACATTTCAGCACTTGACCTGAAAGAACTGGGGGACAGGTTCAATACTTCAATGATGTTCGGTAAACTGGCAAACATTGGTGATGATATTGGTGATGACTTCCTTCAAGGTTCACAGGTCAGTGTGTTCAAAAAAATAGTAACAGGTAACCGCATCAAGGCAGAGCGTAAAGGACAAGACCCGTTTGAGTTCAACCCGTTCATTAAGTTACTGTTTAGTGCCAATGATATTCCCCGTATGAAGGACAAGACTGGGGCAGTACTTAGGCGTTTGGTTATCATTCCATTCAATGCCACGTTCAGCAAGGATGACCCTGATTATAGACCATTCATCAAGTATGAATTGACACAACAGGACAGCATTGAATATCTTATCAGGCTTGGTGTGGAAGGACTAAAAAGGGTAGTCATCAATAATGGATTCAGTAAATCAGATAAGGTTCAGAATCAGTTGGATGAATATGAACAGGAAAACAACCCTATCCTTGCATTTATCAATGACACTGGGGTTGACATGATAGAAAATGAACCAACCAATGAGGTATACAAGCGGTATCAGGTATTTTGTGCAGACAACAGTATGCAGCCAATGTCAAATATCGTATTCAGTAAGCAGATCAACAAACGCCTTGACTTGGAAATTTCAGTTGTAAAACTGAATGGTCAGACAAGGCGTATTTTCAGAAGTAGAAAGGGCGGTGATTGAAATGAATGAAGTTTTGTTCAGTAGTAACACAGATGACTGGGCTACACCACAGGACTTGTTTGATGCACTGGATGCAGAATTTCATTTCACATTAGACCCGTGTTCAAGTGAACAGAATCATAAGTGTGACAGGTATTTCACTAAAGAAGATAACGGGTTATTGCATGATTGGGGGGGGGAATCTGTCTTTTGCAACCCGCCCTATGGTAAAGAAATGTATAAATGGGTTGAAAAATGCTATTTTGAGGGACGGAAAGAACACACAACTGTTGTTCTGTTGATTCCGGCAAGAACAGACACCAAGTATTTTCACGATTTTATTATACACAGGACAGAAATTCGATTCATAAAAGGTCGGTTGAAATTTGGGAACAGTAAAAATGCAGCACCTTTTCCTTCAATGTTGGTGATATTCAGGGGTGCAAAAGTTTGATAAGAAAGGAAGGTATCAATTAGTGAAAGGTGGAAGAAATCAGGAAGGATATGCAGACCCAACAGCAACTATTGCCGTTGGCAGAGTAGCAAAGGAAGAACGTGAACAGATTGAATGTGAAGCAGCAGACAAACGTGCCTATGATCTGATTAAGGTTTTGAAGTACATCATCAAAGGTGCGGGGTTTGAACTGACTGAACGTGTTCAGGTGAAAGATACCAAGACAGGAAGGGTTTACAGATGAATGAAAGTATTATAACAAAATTAGTCAAATTATTTGACGGTGATGATTCAGTGAAAGAAATTTCCCTTTGTAATGATGTGTTACCTATGATTTCAGCACATTACAAAGGTACACCAATCAATCAGCATGATTTTGGTATTATGAACAGATGTGTTGAAGATGCACTTTCAATAATATCTACAAGGTATGTCAGATTTTATGCAGT